CGCGACATGATGTTGGAGCCGAGGCCGTCGAGATCCGCCAGCGGGCGCGAGGCCCACGCGAACGCATCCCGATGGAACGCCAGGTTGTAGGTATACGCCGTCCCGACGACCGTCAGCGCGGCCGCGGTCGCCACGTGCGACACGAGCGCCGGCTGGAAGTAGATCGTCGCGGCGGACGAGGCGACCGTCGCGGCGGCCGTCACCACGTACTGCTGCGTCGTGCCGGCGATGGTGAAGATGTCCCCGGCGTTGATCGTGCCGGTCGCCGTGCTGTTGAGGATCGCCATCGTGGCGCCGCCGATCGTGCTCGACGCCGAGGCGGTCCAGCCCGTGGCCCATGCCGTACCCGGCGTGTAGGTGCCGACGTTCTGGTCCATGTACCACTGGAACCCGAGCTTCTGCCCGATCGTGCCGTTGATGACCGCGCCCTGATCGCCGCGCTCGTTCGCCATGAGGATCGGCGAGGCGAGCAACAGGTTACCTTCGGCGGACGGATCGAGCACGCCGTAGCGGTTGTCCATCGGGGCGAGCTGCTTGTTGAGCAGCGTACGGGCCGAGCCGGCGTTCGTGACACCGGAGGCAAACGGCGTGGTGCCGGCCGTGCCCACGGCGCCGTAGATACCGATGTGCTTGCCGAGGATGTAGGCGTCGATCGCGTTGGCGAGCGACTTGATGGCCTCGGAGGCCTGCATCGGGATGGTGCCGTCCATCACGGACGCCTTGTCATTGTCGGACAACTGGAAGGTGGCTTCCTTCCAGAAGTCGAGCGTAACCGCCACCGTGGTGGGCGAAAAGTCCTGATTGGTGGCCCACGTCACTGCGGGGGTCACATCGCGCGCCGTGATGGCCGACGGCACGGGGACGTTGATCACGTTCCCCTTCTGGGCCGCCAGGTTCTCGTAACTGCGATTGACGAGACGCGGCATCACGACATTCTGCCGAAGCGCCATCAGACCCTGCGCCAAGAGCTGGGGCAGGACATAGGTAATGGTATTGGACACGACCGTGCTCCTCTAGGTTGGCCCGACCTTATGGCCGAGCAGCGACGGTCGCGGTACGCCTAACGCACTTGCACCTTACCCGCGGCGATGTCTTCGAGTTGGGCGATGAAAGCGCTGTTGTCGTCAGCCGCGACCACACGTTTCGATCCGCCCCCGGCGGGAGAGCGGGTGGCACCGCCACCGCTCGAGCCAGTGCCGTCAAAGGCACCACGGAATGCTTCGTCCTCGATCATCTCGTCCAGCAGTTCGTCGTACGTCATGGGCGCATCGCCCTTGCCGTAACGCACCTTGCCGTCGTCGTCCAGGATGACGGGGGTGTACCGCCCGTCCAGCGCCTGTACGTCCGACCGCTGCTTGAGATGCGGCAACAGGAGCTTGACCGATCCTCGTTTGGCCGCAATCGCTTGCGTGGCCCGCGAGGTCACGAGTTCATGCTGGAGCGCCTCCTGGAGTTGCGCCAACTGCCCCTGTACCTTCTCCAACTCCTTCGCGTGCTGCGTCTTGAGTTGGCCCTTCAGGTTCTCGAACTCCTCGCGCTGCTTCTCGGTCAGCTTGCCCTTGCTGAACTCCTCCTGCAACGCCAGCAGTTCCTCGTACTTCTCCGGGTCGAAATCGGCCGGCACCTTGCCCTTCGCTTCCCGGAGATCGCGCTTGACGCGCTCCAGGGCCGACTTGAGCCCGCTTACATCCTCGACGCCATCAGCATCGAGTTGGAACTTCCCGTCCTCGCGCTCGACGTAGAGTCCACGAAGGGACTCGTCCACGCCATCGAGCGACTCGAGCACGGCCTTCAATTTGGGCATACAACCCCTCGGGTTGAGGCTTCCGGCACCGCCGAAAGCGGGTGAAAAGACGCAAGGCCGAGCGTGCCCCCGTAGTTGGGCAAGCCCGGCCCTGCCGGTTCCGTCCTACTGCCTCGCGGTGGCTGTTGACCCACCGTGCCTGCACCCCTCGCGGGGGCGGATAGGCAACCTATCGCTAAGATACGGTACGTATTGCCGTTACGTCAAGGCATTGCGTATCGCCGTGGCCGAAATGGCGCCGACGTTCTCCGGTGGCGTCCACTCGGTTACTTCGTAGCCCACTTTCCGGCCGTAGTTGACCGAGGAAATGTCGGGGATGACGCTCACCAGCACATCGTCCCGGTGGCCATAGTGCTGCTGGATCATCCGTACGACCAGTTCCGGCGGATACGGATTATTGGCATCCTGGGGCACGTCGCGCACCGCGATCCAGACGGGATGGCCCTGGTCAAGGCGCTGCTGCACCAGCCACTGGTGGCCCTCATGAAACGGTTGCCAGCGACCAATAAAGAGCGCGTATCGCTTCGAGACAGTCATCGACGGATTGCTCCCCGGTGTTGAGGCTCAAGGCCGGATGCAGTGGCGGCTCGTATTCGAGCACCCGGTATTGCGGCCGGCGGTCGGCGCCATGCAGGTAGATCTCCTCCACGGGATATTGGCCGCGGAATCGGTCACGCTGGGCACGGTAGGGTGCCACGAGACTGACGAGCACCGTACCGCCGAGCCGATGCTCCCACGCCGCAAGGGTTTGTGCCCGGTCGATATTGAGAAGACGGCCCGGCCGATCATAGCCGGGGTTCGGCATCAGGTCGCGCAGTTCGTCGCCATCCACGTAGGCGACCGTCTCGCCGTGTTCCTCGAGCCAGGCGCCGAAGGCCCGCGCCAGCGTAGTCTTGCCGCTGCCCGGTTGGCCGGTAAACCAGTAGATCATACCCGCTCCCAGAGATACTCGTGCGTGGCGTACCAGAAGACCTTGACGACGCGATCCAAGAACGCAACCGCGGTGGATGCCGGCCATGACCCCGTAAACGCATACACGATCCCCACCGTGATCAGCGTGGCGCCCGTCCCGTAGGTGAGCGTTTTCCAGACGGTATGCATCATTCCGGCATCAGCGGTAATGGTTTGCCTTCGGAATCGGCCATGTAGGGCATCTTGGTTAGGAACTCCTCCGACTTGCCCTGTAGGGCGTTCGGTAGCGTGTCGCCGATGATCGTCAGGCGCTTGCGCCCGAGTTTCCGACGCCAGAGCTCCAGCGTCACGGCCGTGATGCTCAGGTCGGGTTTGGTATACCACATCCGGCCGTCGATCTCCCCCTCGAACGTCGTGGCCGTCGCGTTGGAGCGCAACGGGTTGGACCCGTCGGCGTGCATGATCACGCACTCCTCGAGCCATTGCCGATGCTGCTTGTTACCCACCACAGCGCCCTTGGGCATCGGTTTCGTGGCGTACATGGCGCAGTCGGCGCCCAAGAGGATGACGCGCTCGGCCCCCATGAACAGCGCGAGGTCGATGGCCCGCGTCACGCTGTTGAGGCCCGTGCCGACGCGCACCGTCTCCGGGTACAGCGTGCCGTACATCCAGATTTCGTAGTCCAGGTACTGCGGCACGTAGCGGGTACAGTCACATCCAAGCTGGTTACACGGCTCCGTGTTGTCCGCGCCGTGGGACGGTTCGACGCTCCCCGACGCCATGACCATCTGGCCATGCCCGCACTCGCACAACTCGACTGGCGGTTTCTGCACGCCGACGTAGTTGTGAAAGAACGTGATGCGCCGTTCAGCCGCCAGCAGGAACTGCGTCAGATGGGGATGCACGGTGGACGCCAACAGGTACTCGAGCGGCGGCCGGGTGTACCATTCCTCCAGCATATCCGGCGTCTGGTCGATCGTGAACCCGTGCGTGATGGGATACCCCTGCTCGTAGAGCCAGATGGCGGCGGAGTTGCACCCCCAGACCTGATCGCCCTTGGCCGTCCATTTCGCCGCATGGGGCGCGAGCGACGGACCGGCGCCGCAGATCACGATGGTCTGACCCTTGGCGCTGCCCTCTTCGGCCACCCGCTCGCACATCGTCGCGTTGCCGAAGATGAACGCCTCATAGTTCCGGCGCTGCGGGTTGGTGAGTTGGACGGTTTTCGGGTCCGGTGGCGGGATCTTGATGCCATCCGGCCCCATGAGCGTCGGCGTGGTCATGCCGTCCACGTCGGGTCGATATGGGCCATGTCCATGTAGAGATACTCGCAATAACGGTCACCGGATTGCGCCCAGGTGATCGGCGCGCTGAACACTTCCTGATACGGCGGGCGTGGGGCGATGTCGCCGATCAGGAGCTCGGGAAACTTGACGAAACTACGGCTCTCGGGGTCCGCATGCTCGGGTGCCCAGAGCCGTGAGGCGTCGTAGTAGACCCAGCGTGGCCGTAACGCCTGCTCGATCCAGCGCACGTAGGCGGTGCCAACCGCAGCGTCCATCTCACTCAGGCTGTGGGCGGCGAACACCAGATGCACCGGCGCTGTCCAGGTCGCGTAGTCCTTGGCCGGCAGGAGCACCACGTCGGCCCCCTCGAGCGGCTCGTCGTGCCAGCGTACCGTCAGGCCGCAGCGACTTAGGAAATAGAACGCCGCATAGAGCGTTTCGGGGATATCACAGAGTACGGCCCGACCGTTCCAGCCGCGGCGGAACATCTGCCAGACCACGCCACCATAGCCGGCGCCGATCTCCAAGAGCGTCGTGCCGTCCGGGCACAGTTTCAGGCAGCGCCGCGCATACCAATCATGCCGGATGGTGTCGAACATCACCGGCACCACGTCGTGCTCGAGCCCGGTCGGTGTCAGGTTGAACGTGACCGGAGCGCCGAACGTCGGCGCACGGACGTTGGCCAGTTCCGCCCGTACAGCGGCCTCCAAGGGCGCGTCCCGTACCGGGTCCATGCCAGCGAACCACACCTGGGCGTTCTGCCCGAGGGACCGTGCCAAGGCTTCCATATCCTCGGTGGCGGCGATATCCCCCAGGTCGTAGGAGATGAGCCCCTGCACGATACAGGACCGGAACAGGGACGCGAAGAGCTCGCCCAGTTCCTTGGGGTCACCACTACCGAGCCGTGCCCGGTAGGATTTCCGCACCCTCCATTGGATATCGTCCCACTCGCCATTGAGGTCGGCGGTCCAGCCGTAGCGTGCATGGCGGGCCAGGATGGCGGCGATCAGATCGTCATGCGTCATGCGGACGCTTGATGCCAAGGTCTTCTGTCAGTTTGACGAATGGCGTATCGTCAATGACGAGGACTGGCCCCTCAGTCTCTCGTGTATTGGTAACCATATTTCCGCGCCAATTCCTCATTAAGTTGATGGGATTGCTCAGCCAGCCAGTCCCAGTATGCGTCAGGTTCGGCGAACTCTCCAGCCGCTTTTTTGGCCTCAGCGCGTGCCGTCATATCACGCATTCCGCGCTCCCAATCACGGCGAATTGACGGCAAATCCTTGGCCTGCACTCCGGACACCCTGTACGTGTATGTCTTTGGATTCCATGTTGGGACTATCCCGAGAGCCCGCATTTCCCCACGGGTACGCGCCACCGCTTCAAGATCGGCCAACGATAAACTTGAACCATTCGGATGTAGGTGGTGAAAGATCGCACCGGGTTTGCTTAGCGCACGGACCTGGGCACCGTATAGCGACAACTTGTTCGGGTCTGCACCCGCAGCGAGAATCTCGGCGCCGTTATGAATAGTGCCATCGGCGTTGATGACAATACCGATTTCCCGTTGTGGCAAAATGCCCGCCTCAAGCACTTTAGCGCGTTGTGCCGCATCCCAATTGAACGCAGCCGACGCTGCATCATCCCCCCACCGCAACCCTTCGCGTACCGGAATACCTGCAACTCGCGTATGAAGAACTTTTGGCCATTCAGATTCTCCTATCGGCAACCACTGGTCCGGGGCGCGTTTGAACTCACCGCTTGGCCGCGCCTCCAAGTCAGGACGACGGATGACAGGTGGCAACCCCGTCGGAGTTTGGGGGGAAACAGGCGCTTTTGTTGTTGTGGTTTGTGTTTCCCCGTACCCGACGCGGATAATGGACCGGCACCGGCAGTTGAAACTGAACTCACCCGGCACCATCTCACCAGTGCTGTATGGCACACTGAACGGAACGGTTTCGCCGCCCACACCAACCGGCATATTCTGGTGCTCCTCGCGCACGCGATTGTCGCCGACGTTGGCCCACGTTTTCGTAACGTTTTCGGGCGGAATACCGGCTTGGCCGATCGCCGATTGCCACGCCTGGTGCTGGCCCTGCTTGACGGCATTGAGCGCCGTGGTGCGGCTTATTGTCTCGGCGTTGAAGGCTACCATGTTACGGCTGTAGGCGCCCACCATCCTATCGATCTGCGCCTTCGAGAGGCCCGTGCCACCCTTGCCCAGGGCGCGGGCCAGCGTGCGGTCGAACCGCTTGTCGCGTAGCGCCCGTGTCAGCGCCTCGCGGTCGCCTTCCTCGAGCATCCGGCGGAAGTTGGCAATCGCCCGCGCCTGGTTGGTGCCCAGCGGCAGCCAGTCGCGCATGTAGCGGGCCGTGGTACGCGGCCCCCAGCCGTGCTCGATGCCCATACGGGCCGTGTCGCGGATCAGGTCGCGCACGGGCTCCAGCACGGCCGTGTCCATGATACTGCGCTGTAATCGTGCCACGGCTTCCAGGACACCGGGCGCCAGGGTATCGAACGCGATGCCCACGGTTGGTGTAGCCAGCGCCAAGGCACCCGACGAGACTGGCGCCAGTCGGGGCACGTCCTTCATGAAGTAGGTGCCCGAGGACTCGACGCCGCTCCGAATCGCCGTGCGGAACTGCGAGAAGGCGCGGTCCACTGCCGCGGGCGTCAGGGCATCCGACAGCAGACGGTCGATACCGCCCGTGTCGATCAGCCGGGCCAGTAGGGATTCGGGCAGCATCTCCCGCAACGTGGCGAATCCCTGGAGATAGGCGCGGCGCAAACCGGGCCGTAGCGAAGCCGCCTTGCGCTCGAACCGCGCCAGCGCCCGGCTGATGGCGTCAGGCATGACCGCAATAGAACTTTGCTGGATCAGACTCCCGATGCCGCTCCTTTATCAACCACCCGTCGTCACATGGATCAAGAGACCACGTGACTTCAACGCGATGGTTGCCTTGGCAGCGGAACCACGTGACAAGCGCCGGCGGCTCGCAGATCGTCACAATGTGGCGATCATAGTCCCGCATCACATCACCGCATTCCGCGCACGTCACTTGCGGCAGTTTAAAGTGATGAGTCATATCACTCCTTCACGTTGGCTTCCAGCGCCTTGAAGTGCGCTAACGCCTTGCTCTTATCCTTGCCGTGGTTGCCGCCGGGCACCACGGCGTTCGTATCGGCCTTGATGACAACCCAGTTACCGGCGCGCTTCACCACCTTGTAGGGATTGCCCACGGCGGCCGTTTCCTCAGGCTCCGTCTCCTCGGCCGTCATCTGGTCGATCTGGGCCGCCTGTTGGCCGGCCAGCATCTCCAGGTGGAGCTCCTCGAGGTCCGTATCCTCGGGGATACGCCCGCCACGTTGCAGCATCTCGAGCACGGCCATCTCGGGGAACCCGGCATTGACGAGCGCCGCATAGGCCTGCATCACGGGCGCCTCCATCAGCAACCCCTCGAAGTCGCGGTTGATCTCGACGGACCCGCCGCTATCCATCCGCATGTAGTTGGCATGGAACTGCAACGCCCGCTCGACCGCATCCTGAAGGCCACGGGCCGCGACCGCTAAGGCACTGTCAGCCGTAGACTTATCCAGCCGCTTGGCTTCGGCCGTTTCGGCCGTGCGTTTCTGGGGCGCCAGCATGGCCAATCCCAGCGTACCCATATCGGCCTTGAGGTCGTCCAGGGCGGCCTTGCAGGCGTCCAGCGCCCCGCCATCGTGGCTCACATAGGAGACCTTGGCGTTCGTGTCCTGGCTCCGTACGGCGGCGTTGGGGCCGACCACGACCTGTTTGCCGTCCTGCTCGGTCGGCATCACGCCAGCCATGAACAGGATCGGCACGCACGTCATGTGGATACTTGTGGCGTAATCGGACCACTGCTGATAGTGCGCGACGTTCAGGTAGGCTAGGTCGAGCAGCGGCGGGATGGACTCGAACAACCCGTAGCGGCCGGACGTGGCCACCTCGGCAATCGGAATCTCCGTCTGGTTGGTAATCGGGCCTTCATCCACGACCATGACCGTGTTGTTCTTCGTCACCTCGAGCAACTGGAACGCCACGACGCCATTCTCGCGCCGGAATACGCGGTAGCGCACCTGTTCCCGTTCGCCATACTCCCCATTCGGCACCATCGTGCGCTCAAGCAGCACGAGCTGCGTGAGCACCTGAGCGCCCGCCTCGATGTCCGTGCGCCACGACACGATGTTGTCTTTGTAGACATGCACCCAATAGGGCCGGAGCGGCGATTCGGCCTTGAGCGACAGCACCTGGCCGCCCGTGTTGGGGTACTCGACCAGAATGGCCGCATGGCCCGCCGTCAGGGCGTCCTCGAACAGGTCGCGCACGAACACGTCGCCATGCGTGCCGGCGTTGTCGATGTTCTCCCAATGGTCACGGATCTTAGGCGGCACGTCGTCGCCCATCTCGGGATCTTTGCGGAACACGAGGCCCGTCAACCCCTCGGTGGTCCGACCGAAGAAGTTGTGGTACACGGAGCGGTTGAGCCGATCGGTGTAGTTGGCCGGTTCCTCGCCCGGCGCCCGCGGTAGGTAGACCGTGGCGCGACCACGCACCCGCTCGGCCCCGGCAGCCAGGTCGCGGACCAGTTCCAAGGCCGCGCCTTGGGCCTTGGAAGCCGCCGAGCGCGTCGATGGCAGGTTGGCGCCCTTCTGTATCATCCCTTCCGGTGGCGCCTGCCCACCGGGGCGCAGCGGCCCGTCGCCCGGCTTGTTGCCGTAGTCCAGGGGATCAGCGAGCACGAGCGGAGTGGTCATGGCTGTAACCTTAGATCCTATACGTCGTTACCGTAGCGTTGTCATACTTGCCCAGCTTGGCGAAGGCGCCAGCCGCGGCGTCTACCTGATCGTCGTGCTTGCCGGTAGGGAAATCGGCGGCTTCGGCCCGGAACCCGTCACGCCACGGGCCGGGGCAGAGCACCACGTTCCCAGCCTCGGCGGCGCTCGCCAGCGGTTCGGCCCGCAGTTCCTTGGACCCCGTGGGCACCTCGGTATAGACCGGCATCCCGCAGTTCTGGAGCCGCCGGACGAGTGCGGTCGTGCGCTCGCTGCCGGCGATGCCACTGTCCCGCTCGAGCCACCACCGCACGCGCCCGCCGTATTGGGCCAAGTCCTCGCGGCATTGCCGCTCCATCTCCGCATCCCGTTCGGCCACACTGCGCCGGAACCGACTGACCTGCACCACGGCTGTCCGTTGGTCCGGCATCCGGCAGAGCAGGGCGCCGGCCGTCCAATCGGGATCGCTCGAGCCGCCTTTGGGCCGCGTGCCCGCCAAGTCCCAATAGCGTACCATCGGCCCGCTGGCCGGGATGGCGTCTAAGAGCAACCACCAGGCCCACTTGAACATGCCGCCTTCGCGCGGTCGTGGGCGGCCCTGGAGCAGCGAGGCGAACCCGTACTCCCCGAGTTCGGTGCGTTTCTCCTCGAGCCATTGCGCCGAGCGGAACGCGGGCCACAGCGGCTCCCCCGGCTGGCGGCCCAGCGGATCGTCGTCCTCGGCTTCGGCCGGCAGGTCCAGCACATGCCACTTGCCCGCCTGCCCGTCCAGCAACCGGCCCGCCGGATCGTCCTGATGCCAGCGCGACATGGTGAAGATCACGGCCGTATGCGGCTCGGCGCGGGCCAACAGGTCGTTGGTGATCCAGTCCCAAACTTGATCCCGTTTGGCCTGGCTTTCGGCGTCGTCCCGGCTGCCGAGCGGGTCGTCAATGATGATCACGTCGGCGTTGACGGAGGCCACGCCAGCACCGGCCCCGACGGCGATCATCCCACCCCCGGCGGCCGTAGCCCAATCCGAGATGCCGGTTTGCGGCGAGAGCGGGACACCCACCTCGCGCGTCACCCGTAACGCGGCGCGGCTGAAGCGGTTCGCCTGCGATTGGTTGTAGGAGCCGACCAGGAACCGCGTGGTCGCGTCTTTCTTGAGCCGATAGGCCGGGTAGCGGATCGTGTTGTGTTCCGACTTGCCATGCCGGATCGGGATACTGAAGAACGCCCGCAGCACGCGGCCGGCCGTTACGTCGTCTAATACGGCCTGCATAGCATGGAAATGCGGGAAGTCCCAGGACCACGGCATATGGGCCGTTTCGAGCCACGCGCCGTACTGGTCCGGTATCGGCGGTTGTCGCCGCCGACGGCGCCGCAGCTCCAGTTCGGCCTGGGCGCGGATGGCAAGCGGGACCGCCGTCATTCTTTCGCGAGAGCGCGGGCAGCCGCTGGATGATCTAGTGACACAATGAGGTAGCGCCGCAATCGCACTATCGGTTCGTCGTTGTTGCCCTGCGAAAACAATGGGTGCGGCTCATTATTACCCATGATGACACATTCGCGCACATAGGAATTGTCTATCTTCGCCCGGAGCCGCGCGATCTCGGCGCTCAACTGCCGGTTCGCCTCAAACAGATTGTCAACGAGGAATTCGTCATGTTGGTCGATGTCAGACATCAGATGCCCTTTCCGGCAGCCAAGGCCGCCAACTCCTCATCAGTCATGTCACTGAGATTCCGCAGGTTGACGCGCGACACATCGGCCTGTCCGAGATATTGCTTACCCAACCAGATTTGCATGGTGACGTTGCCGGCGTTGGCGCTTTTGAACTGGAGGCGCCGAATGGATGATTTGGCACCATCCCGCCCTTTCCTTATAG